CAAACAAAGTATAGAGATAGCAGAAGAAGAAGCTATATCAAATGTATTAGCTCAAAATAAATTTTACGAAACTAAAAAAAGAATATTACACGACTTAGTAATACTTGGTATTGGAGCTGTTAAAACTAATTTTAATCCTGCAAACGGAGTAACTGTTGAGTATGTTGACCCTGCTAATTTAGTTTATTCATATACAACTGATCCTAATTTTGAAGATTTATATTATGTAGGTGAAGTTAAAATGATTAGTATATCAGAACTTAAAAAGCAGTTTCCATATTTAACAGACGCTCAGATGAAACAAATTGAAAAGTTTCCAGGTGAGCAAAATTATTTAAGAAACTATAATGAAGCTCCTGATGTAGTTGCTGTAATGTTTTTTGAATACAAAACTTATATTGATCAAGTATTTAAAATTAAAAAAACAGATCAAGGATTAGAAAAAGCTTTAGACAAACCAGATACATTTAATCCAGAGCCAAACGATAAATTTGATAGAGTTGCTAGATCTATAGAAGTATTATATACTGGTGCTAAAGTTTTAGGTATAAATGAAATGATAAAGTGGGAGATGTCTGAGAATATGTCTAGACCTTTTGCTGATTCAACAAAAGTTAGAATGAATTATTCTATTTGTGCACCACGTATGTATCACGGTAGAATAGAATCAATGGTTAGCAGAATAACTGGGTTTGCTGATATGATTCAACTAACACATTTAAAACTACAACAAGTTATATCTCGTATGGTGCCAGATGGAGTATACGTAGATGTAGATGGTTTAGCCGAAGTTGATTTAGGTAATGGAACTAATTATAATCCATCAGAAGCTTTAAACATGTATTTCCAGACTGGTAGTATTGTTGGTAGAAGTTTAACACAAGATGGCGATCCTAATAGAGGTAAAGTTCCAATACAAGAATTAAGAACTTCAAATGGTGGTGCCAAACTACAAAGCCTTATACAGACTTATCAGTACTATTTACAGATGATAAGAGACGTGACGGGATTAAATGAAGCTAGAGATGCTAGTACACCAGATCCAGACGCGCTCGTAGGATTACAGAAACTAGCCGCTTATAACTCTAATGTAGCAACTAGACACATATTACAAGCTTCGTTATATTTAGCCGTTAGAACTGCAGAAAATATATCACTAAGAATAGCTGATTGTTTTGATTATGAACTATTATCTGAGTCATTAAAACAGTCTATAAGTAATTTTAATGTTGGTACGTTAGATGAAATACAAAGCTTAAACTTATTTGATTTTGGTATCTATTTAGAACTAGAGCCCGATGAAGAAGAAAAAGCAATGTTAGAAAGAAGTATACAAATAGCTTTACAAAGTGGTGGTATTAATTTAGAAGATGCTATTGATATTAGAGAAATAAATAATATTAAACTAGCAAACCAGTTATTAAAACTAAAACGTAAACAAAAGCAAGCTCAAGAACAGCAGCAGCAACAAGCTAATATACAAGCTCAAGCAGCGGCTAACGCGCAAAGTGCAGAGCAAGCAGCATTATACGAGGTACAAAAACAAGAGGCTATTGCACAAACACAACTGCAAATTGAACAAGGTAAATCTAATTTTGAAATACAAAAACTAGAAAAAGAAGCTCAAATTAAAAAAGAATTAATGGAGCAAGAGTTTCAATATCAGTTGCGTTTAGCTGAAATGCAAGCAGCTGTTAAAAAAGAAAAAGAAAAAGAAATAGAAGATCGTAAAGATCAACGAACTAGAATACAAGCTACGCAGCAATCAGAAATGATTTCACAAAGAAAAAATGATTCTTTACCTGTAGATTTTGAATCACAAAATGATAGATTAGGTGGTTTTGAATTAGAGCAGTTTGCGTAGTATTTTTATTAATTTTATATTATTTTATTATGGCTAAAGACAAAGACACTGGATCTTTAAAGATCAAGAAAAAGTCTATTAAGCAACAGGTTACTAAAGACGAACCGGCTAAAGTAGACTTAACAAAAAAAGTAGAAGAAACAGTTGAGCCAACTGTTGAAGCTAAAGTAGATTTAACACAAGTAAAACAAGAAGAAGATGCCGTTCAAGAGCAAAGCACAAATGACAGCGATGCTACTATCGGACAACCCGAAGACAGTAGCAACAGCGAAAAAGTGGTTGAAGAAGTACGGGCCACCGAAGAGGAAAAAGTAGAAGAGGTTACACCTTTAAAAGAAGTAACTGAAGAAGAAGAAGTGGTTGCTCCAAAATTAGAACAACAACCACCTCAACAACAACTTCCAGAAAACATTGAAAAATTAGTAAAGTTTATGGAAGAAACAAATGGAACTATTGAAGACTATGTTAGATTAAATGCTGATTATAGCGCGGTAGATACAAATGTTTTACTAAAAGAATACTACAAACAAAGTAAACCACATCTTAATGATGAGGAAATAAATTTTATCATGGAGGAAAATTTCCAATATGATGAAGATGTTGATGAAGAGCGAGACATCAAAAGAAAAAAACTCGCTTACAAAGAAGAGGTTGCTAAAGCCAAAAGCTTTTTAGATGATGTTAAAAACAAGTATTATGATCAGGTAAGATTAAGACCTGGTGTTACTGAAGAACAACAGAAGGCTATTGACTTTTTTAACCGCTATCAAAAAAATCAGGAAGTTGCTTTACAACAGCATGAAGATTTTAAACAAAAAACGTCTAGTTTATTTACTAATGAATTCAAAGGTTTTGATTTCAAAGTTGGTGAAAAGAAATTTAGATACGGTGTTAAAAATCCAAATGAAGTTGCAAAGGCTCAGAGTAATTTACAGGACTTTGTTCAGAAGTTCTTGGACGATAAGGGCAATGTAAAAGATACTCAAGGTTATCATAAAGCAATATTTGCTGCTAGAAACGCGGATACTATAGCGCAACATTTTTATGAGCAAGGTAAAGCCGATGCTGTTAAAGATGTTGTTAATAAATCTAAAAATGTATCAACTGAGGCGCGTACGTCTCCAAGTAATGATGTATTTGTAGGTGGAATTAAAGTTCGTGCGATTAGCGGCTCTGATGTTAGTAAATTAAAAATTAAAAAACGATAATTTAAAAACAATTAATTATGCCCTTAAATCCACAATTTGGTACGTTAAACCCGTCGCAGATTCAACAAATCACGTCGGATAACTACCTTAGTTTTACAGATGGTACTAATGACTTTGCTCAGCAGTACTTACCTGAAATCTATGAGGCTGAAGTAGAGAGATATGGAAATAGAACTCTAGGAGGTTTCATTAGAATGGTCGGCGCTGAAATGCCGATGACTTCTGACCAAGTAGTTTGGTCTGAACAAAATAGATTACATATATCTTACGACACTGTACAGCCGTTAGCTGCTCCAGGAAACGTATTAGATTTATTTGTTCTTCCAGCACCTGCAGGACTTACTAACGTAATTACTCCAGGTATGACTGTGGTAATTTTACCTAAGTCTGGTGGTGATTCAATTAAAGCTTATGTTGCTGACTCTGGTGCTGCTGTAGGATCTTTGCTTAACGCAAATGAAATCCAAGTTTTTCCATATAGAGAAACTGCTGCTGGTGTTGCAACAATTCCTGTTGATGCTGTAGGATATAAAGTATTCGTTTATGGTTCTGAATATCCAAAAGGAAGTTCAGGAGTATTAGAAAACGTTGAGCCTTCTTTTACTCAGTTCTCTAACAAACCAGTTATTATTAGAGATAGATACGCTGTATCTGGATCTGATACTGCACAAATTGGTTGGGTTGAAGTAACTACAGAAGATGGTGCAACTGGATACTTATGGTATCTAAAAGCTGAATCAGAAACTAGATTAAGATTTGAAGATTACTTAGAAATGGTTATGGTTGAAGGTGAAGTAGCACAGGTAGACGGTGCTATAGCTAACTTATTCCATACTCAAGCACAAGGTGGTATTACAGACTTTAACAATCAAAATGCTGCTTTACTAGGTACTGAAGGTTTATTCTCTGCTATTGAAAACAGAGGTAATGTATTCTCTGCTTTTGCTGGTGCATTAGTAGACTTTGATGCTATTCTTGAGAATTTAGATAGCCAAGGAGCTATTGAAGAAAATATGTTATTCTTAGACAGAGCTACTGAGCTTGATATTGATAACATGCTTGCTTCACAAAACTCTTATGGTATCGGTGGTACATCTTACGGTGTATTTGAAAATTCTGAAGAAATGGCTCTTAATTTACAGTTCTCAGGATTTAGAAGAGGATCTTACGATTTTTATAAGACAAGCTGGAAATACTTAAACGATGCTTCTACAAGAGGTGGATCTGAGTTCTTTACTTCAGGTGACGACATCGAAGGAGTATTAATTCCTGCTGGTACTTCAACTGTTTATGACCAAATTCTTGGTACAAACATTAGAAGACCTTTCTTACACGTAAGATATAGAGCTTCTCAAACTGATGACAGAAGAATGAAATCATGGATCACTGGTTCTGTCGGTGGTGCTTTCACTTCTGATCTTGATGCGATGGAAGTTCACTTCTTATCTGAAAGATGTTTATGTGTACAAGGTGCTAACAACTTTGTATTAATGACAGCTTAATACTTTTATAAGGTACGGGCGCTTCGGCGCCCATATACCTTTAACTTATTTAATTATATTATATTATGACAAAAAAGAAAAAAGAAAAAGAGGTTGTTGTTGACAACTCTTGGGAAATAAAAGATAGACAATATTACTTATTGGGTGGTAAAGAACCACTAACATATACACTATCTTCAAGACATACACAAAGATACCCTTTACTTTGGTTTGATCCAGAAAAAAACGAGCAAAGAGCTTTAAGATATGCTACAAACCAATCATCACCATTTGCTGATGAGCAAAAAGGAGAGGTAACATTAAAACATATTCAATTTAAAGATGGTGTTTTAAATGTTCCAAAACAATATCAAGCTTTACAAAAACTATTATCATTATATCACCCAGCATTAGGTAAAAAATATGCTGAAAGAAAACCTGTTGAGGTAGCTGTAAATGAAGTAGAAGAAATAGAGTTTGAAATAGATGCGCTTAACGTTGCTAGAGGTATGGACATTGATTTAGCCGAAGCAATATTAAGAGTTGAAAAAGGAACAAAAGTATCTGAGTTAAGTACAAAAGAACTTAAAAGAGATATATTAGTTTTTGCAAAGAAAAATCCTAAGCTTTTTATTAAGCTGGCGGCAGATGAAAATATACAACTTAGAAACATAGCTATTAAAGCTGTTGAGCAGAATATATTA